AATGCTTACACGAACTAGACTGTGCGTGTGAGATTCCTGCTGAGACTCCACATCAAACAATATCAGCTAAATGGGAATATAAGGCACGCCAACAGCCAAAATGGGGCACAGTTACCAAGGACGGCTTAGTTGTTGGGAGAGGTGCGAACCGTAAGGTTGTACCTCCTGATGAAGTATGGAAGCTGGCCGCAATGGGCTGTACCCTAGAAGAAATGAGTGACTGGTTTCAAGTCAAGCCAGATACCCTAAAATACAACTTTGCGGATTATATTGCAAAAGGCCGCGCTGAACTTAAGCGTAGATTACGCTCTGCACAGCTTAAAGTAGCTATGAATGGCAATGCTACTATGTTGATTTGGCTGGGCAAAAATATCCTCGGCCAAAGTGATAATCCCCAGGATTCATCCGCAAACCAACCTTTACCTTGGAATGATGGTGAACTATAATGCCTACAACAAATGAGCGTGTTGCCGTATTAGAAACAAAGATGGATGGTGTAACTGAGAAAATAGACGAAGTTAAACAAAACATCATCGACAGTCACAATAAACTTATTGATCAATTGGATCATGTTCGCGAAGAAAATTCTAAAGAACATGCAAAAGTAATGAGTCTGCTAGATGATCTTACTAAATTCAAAGACAAATGGGTATGGATAGGTGGTATTGCACTTACTTTACTCAGTTTAGTGTTTGGTCATTTAGAAACAATTATTAAAATATTCACACATTAATGGCACTTAGCGTTCCACAACAAACTATTGCGGATGATAACCATAGGTTCAAGGTTGTTGTGGCTGGGCGACGCTTTGGAAAGACCCATTTGGCAATAAGAGAACTTTGTTTCCATGCTAGAGTCCCAGAACAGGAAGTATGGTATGTTGCCCCTACTTACAAACAAGCTAAAATGATCGTATGGCGCAAGCTAAAACAAAAGCTAACTGATCTACGCTGGGTCCGCAAGGCAAATGAAAGTGAATTATCAATCTTATTAAAAAATGGATCAACCATTGCTCTTAAGGGCGCAGACAACGAAGATAGCTTGCGTGGTGTAGGCTTGGATTATCTAATAATGGACGAGTTTGCCGATGTAGATCCAGAAGCATTCTTTGAAGTCTTGCGACCCACCCTAGCTGACCGTGAAGGCAAGGCCATGTTCATTGGTACTCCTAAAGGTATCACAAACTGGGCCTATGAATTGTATCAGATGGAACAAGAATTCCCAGATGCTTGGAAGAGTTTTCAATATACCACTATTGATGGTGGACAAGTTAGTCGTGCTGAAATAGATGCGGCAATGCGTGACCTTGATGAGCGACAGTTTCGTCAAGAATTTATGGCCACATTTGAAACTTATAGTGGTCGTATCTATTATGCTTTTGACCGTAAAGAAAATACTTACACTTTACCTGAGAATGTAAACATGGACATTCTCTATGTAGGCATGGACTTTAACATAGATCCTATGAGTGCTGTTATTGCTATTAGGCGCAATGATGATTTGTACATAATAGATGAGATTCGTATGTTCTCAAGCAATACACAAGAAATGGCTGATGAATTAAAACAACGCTATCCTCGTAGTAAAATATGGATCTATCCTGATCCTGCGGCTAGACAGCGTAAGACATCAGCAGGAGGCGCAACAGATTTATCTATCTTGGCCAATAATGGATTTATAGTTAAAGCTCCTAATAGTCATACACAAGTTAGAGATCGTATTAATGCTGTTAACAGTAGATTATGCGGTTCTGATGGTAAAAGACACCTGTTTATTGCAAACTCGTGTAAATACACGATAGAATCGATAGAACGCCATACCTATAAGGAAGGCACAGTACAGCCAGATAAAGATAGTGGCTATGACCATATGAATGATGCATTGGGTTATATGGTTGATTATTTGTTCCCAGTGCGAAGAGATGTAAGCATGTTCCCAGTGACTACACAGCGTTGGGGACATCAGGGTGTTTATAAAGGCCCCACAATTCAAGGAATAAGAGTATGAGTATAATTCAAATTGTTGATGAACAACTGGGGCGTATTGCCAGTCCCAATAGGTTCTACAACTACAACCGTGCCAATTGGCGCTTTCTTTTAGTCAGCTATATGGGCGGTGAGGATTATCAACGCTACCAATTACTAACAAGATACCAATTAGAAACAGACATGGAGTATGGACAACGCTTGCAACAAACTCCTCTCCATAACCATTGTAAAAGTGTTATTAATGTCTACAACAGTTTCCTCTTTCAAGAAAAGCCTGAGCGTGATCTAGGCACATTAGAAGGTCTTCCTGAAACAGAACAGTTCTTGGAAGATGCAGACCTTGATGGCCGCGACCTTGATGCATTTATGAAAGAAGTTTCAACATGGGCTAGTGTGTTTGGTCATTGCTGGGTTCTAATGGCCAAGCCTGATATAGGTGCCATTACCAAAGCCGATGAGCAAGCTGTTGGTGTTAGACCATATGCTACCATCCTAAGTCCATTAGTTGTTATAGACTGGCGTTGGGAGCGTGATACTACAGGACGCTATGAACTAGTCTATGTCAAATATGTTGAAGAGATCAATGGATCTGTACAGACTGTTAAAGAATGGACTGTAGACACAATTACAACACATGAAGTCAACTATGATACTCGTGAAGAACTAGCTGAAACTGTTGTGCCTAATCAATTGGGCTTTATTCCTCTAGTTATTTGCTATAATCAAAAATCACTTGTGCGTGGCTTTGGTGTTTCTGCCATTCAGGACATTGCTAAGACACAACAGTTTATCTACAATCAACTCAGTGAAGTAGAACAGGCAATTCGTTTAGATAATCATCCTTCATTGGTCAAGACCAATGAAACTATGGCCTCCGCTGGTGCTGGTAGCATAGTTGCCATGCCAGAGAACTTAGATCCAGGCTTAAAACCATACCTACTAGAAACTACAGGCGCACAGATAGATGGCATTTATAAAGCCATTGAACATGGTACAGCCGCTATTGACCTTATGGCTAACACAGGCTCTGTTCGCGCTAGTGGACAAAAATTGCTAAGTGGTGTTGCAATGGCCACTGAATTCCAATTGCTCAATGCCAAATTAGCTGAGATGGCCGGTAACTTAGAAGATGCTGAAACAGAAATGTGGAAGATCTTTGCTATGTATCAAGCTAGGGATTGGACAGGTACTGTTAAGTATCAAGATAGTTATGGTATACAGGATAAGAACGCTGAATACACTAAATTGCAGGTTGCTAAGGCTAGTGCTACAAGTCCAGATGTTCTTGCTATGATTGATCGCAAGTTAATTGAATTACTAGCTGAAGATTTATCTATAGAAGCCGCAGGCCCTAGCCTGGATGAAGCAGAATTAAAACGCGAAGTTAGCAATTACAATGTTGATGAAGTTGAACCTAGCGCCGCTGGCCCTGCTACTGTTGATGAATATGGTAACATTAAGGTATCTACACAACCTACAGGTAAAACAACATTGAATGCGCCTAACTTAAGAATGACCACAGCAGGCGCAGGTCGTAATGCAGGGAGTCCAACCTAATGGCTAAGAATCCTTTACAAAATCCAATTAATTTTACAGCTAAGAATGTAACTAAAAATGCCCGGGAGCGAATCCGTGCTGGTGTTCAGATCGATATGCACAGTGGCAATACTGTGCCTACGGATTGGCATCAAAATGAAATGAACTTATTTGCTGGACCTAACTATGAACCACCTATGGGACGCCAAGGTGCTCCTATGATTGTTCCTGGTAAACCATTTACAGAAACTGATATGGGTAATCCAGCTCAGGCTTTGAATTGGCGAACCAAGGGCGAGCGTATGCCTGAACAAATGATTGACAGCTATGGTCCTAATAGCGACAAGATGTATGGTGCCTTACAAAGCGCCGAAGCAAAGAGATACAATTTTCCTGATAAGGTTGATCCTGTCAAGAAACCTTTGTATGTAAATTGGCCACCTAAAGTGGGGCCAAATCCATTAAAACCAACTAAAGGAGGCTAAAATGCCAATGTTACCAAACGGAGTAAACCCAAACGGAAACCAACCATTACAATATGGTCAAGGTTCTCCAGCAAAAGTATCGATCCCAAATGATACAAAATTGTCAATCCCAACTGTTACAGCTGATATGACTCG